TATGAGCAAAATAAGGCTGTAAATATTTGGTTAACTCGCTGATAATGAGTATCTTTACAATACTAAAACAAACCAATATTACTAATAATTAAAAGACAAAGAGCAATGAAAGCGACAATCGAATTAACAAAAAGGACAGCTTTAGAAGAAGTCATTAATAGCAATGATATTGATGCAATAAAGTCTTTGATAGAACGCAAAGAGATTTCGTTAAAAGAGGCAGAAGAAAATGCAGCATTCTATGAAAGTATCTGTAATGAGGACTTTGCAAGCAATGAAAGGCAGAGAGCTAATAGGCTTATTCGAGATATAGAAAAATTAAAGTTAGCAATTTAATACATAAGAGCAATGAACACATATTACAAGTTTGCGCCAAACGTATTTTTGGCAAAGTGCGAAGAAAAGCACGAAAGAGGTGAGGAAATTCTAGTTACAACCAAGTATGGAAAAGAGAATGAAAGTATCGTTTTTAATCTGATATTTGAGCGTGACGGATTCTATTATTACTCCATCGTAAGGGCTGACGGATTCAACGTACAAGAATGGGCAAAACGTAGAGCCGAACGTAGACGTGAATGGTCTGTATCAGCAAATAAAAAAAGTCATGAATATTTCGAAAAGTCAAATAAGGACAGAGATTTTCTTTCACTTGGAGAACCTATTAAAATAGGACATCATAGCGAAAGACGACACAGAAAAGCAATAGCGGATGCTTGGAGAAACATGGGTAAAAGCGTTGAATTTAGCGACAAAGCAACAGAACATGAAAGAGAAGCCGAATACTGGGACAAGCGTGCTACAACCATCAACCTATCTATGCCGGAAAGTATTGACTTTTATGCGCACAAGCTGGAAGAAGCCAAAGAATATCATGAAGGTGTAAAGTCAGGCAAATATCCACGTGAACACTCTTACACTCTTACTTATGCCAAAAAAGCAGTAAATGAAGCTCAAAAGAATTATGATCTTGCAGTAAAATTATGGGGGGTAATAAGTGACGAATAATCATTGTTAAATCTAACGGATAAAAATCGTATGCTGTCATCGATATTTTACAATCATTGGATAATGCGAAAACTTTCTGCTCATATCTTGACAAGGACAATTTAAGGAATGAGTTAGAAGATATGATTAAACGATTCATTAAACGGACAGAAAAGAAAATCAATGATAATTTCTAAATCACAGATTATGACACAGAAAGAAGCCCTAAAACAATTAGAAAAGTACTGTCATGCTAATCGAATGCATCTAACCGCTTCGTCATTCTCTTATGGGTATTATGCGTTCGTAATACACGACGAATCATTTACCGGGGATAGAGTAATAGAAAGGGGCATTCCATGTCACAGGATAAGCGGGTATCTGAAACCCACAGAATTGTTGATATGGATTGATGGGTATCATGCAGGATTGCAAAATTCAAAACTAAATAAAGGGAATATAGAATGAAATACAAATTCAGAATAATCGAAACCTACTCGAAGGTAGTGGAGGTAGAAGCAGAAAACATGGATTCCGCTCATGAGAAAGTAGAAGAAATGATAAACACAGAAGAAATCGCCCTTACTGACGATGATTTTGAAGACATCGAAATTTACCCTTATGGAAACCAAAACAAGTAAAGCTATATCCCTACTCCACTCCGGCTATTTGAAAGAAGCATTAGCTATATTCTCTACTTTTCGAGTTGGTTTCTCCAAAGAAGAACGTAGAACATTGAAGATAGCACATGAATGTCTTTCAGGCAATGCCGGGTTTTATCGACAACTCGGAATTGATACCAGCGCAGAGGTGGAGAAAAGCAAGTCAATTTTGATTGCTAAATACCTGTAAATCAAAAAAGTTAAACAAAGTTTAAGCGCATGAAATAAAAGATATAACTCATTGGTATTCAATATATTATTTGTATCTTTACATATCAAAAATAACCACTTAAACAATAAGAGCAATGAATAGAGTACAACAAATGACAGCAGAATTGAATCAGATACTACACTCTGACACCTACCAGTTCGAAATCGATACCGAAGATTATGTTTTCGGATTCAAGAAAACCATAAGAAAGCGTACTAAAAATTTAGCAAAAGCTATTCAATTACAAGTTAAGCTAGCTAATGACTGCGGGCGTTTCCTATCCGATACGGTTAGAATAGTAGCCGTAAGAATATATAAGAACGGTGAGTTAAGAAAAGAACTCCGTGCAGAAGAAATAACATCAACGTATAACGGATAAAATACAGAGCAATGGAAATATCAAAGAAATTAACAAGCAAGGAGAGTTTTGCTATTCTACACGAAATAGAAAGTCGCAAATATCCCGGCGGTATAAAATTCTCAGATTGGCAAGAGCAAAAGGAAAAAGCGAAGTTGGACGCAATCAAAAATCTCGTACCCGAAGTTGGACTTGGCTGTACGGTCTGCTATTACTCGGATAAACGAGCGGCAACAGTTACTAAAATTATTTCTCCATGCAAGATTGAGGTTACTTTCAATCAAACCAAATGTATAGACTATTATGCCAGCGAATATGAAGTCCTACCAGAATTGGAAGGAGCACCAAAAGTGTTCACCAAAAGAAGGAATGGATATTGGGTAGCAGAAGGGCAGCATTACAAAGATGGAGTTCTGCTTATGTTGCATTATCAAAATCACTATATAGATCCACATTTTTAGCATTAAAAGCAATGAAAGCAAATAAAATTGTGTTTCCCAGCCTTGTATGGTAATTGTATGTGAATCAATAGAGACCCCTAATTCCACAGACCCAGAAACAAACGATTTGAGGGAATATGCTAGAATAGTGAGGTTTTCATATGAAACAAAATTTTTCCCTGAGTTTGAGTTTCTTCCTGCCGGTTCAATCGAATGGACTAAACATGCAGATATGCTTAGTAAAAAACAGAGAGACAGCATAGAAAGATGTTCCCAGCGATTGCGATATGAAGACAAAGATCGGATTGATTATTTCGCTAAGCTAAAAGAAACGAGTATCAAATCACATAAATCATGAGCAATGAGAACAGCAACATTGAAAGAGCCATATAAAGGCTATAGAAACATAATTCTAATCGAATATTGGCCGAACATACATAAATGGGAAGTCGAGATTTGTGGAAGTGGTAAACATATTTTTGTATATGAAGAAGAATTTGAGGAGGATTAAGCCATGACATACGAAGATTTGAAAGAAGAAGATGTTAATAAGATGCGGAATCTTAATCGCAAGAATCACTACTGTCTATCTTGCAAAGAATTGGAATCACTTGCCAAGAAACATCAAAACCATCGCAAAATTGGTGATGAATATACCTGTTTACTTATAGAATATCGATTAACTGATATAAATTTCCACACCGAAGCGTCATTGTTACACGCTGGAGAATATGAAAAAGTCATAGAAATAATAAAAACGTGGTAGTTTAGACAATTTTAGCACTAAAAGTGCATGAATTTCATATACTTTTTTATATATTTACACCGTAAAAAGAACAAAAAATGAAGATTTTTACATCGTATTTCGGTAATAGTCGAAAACTGAAAGAGGCGGGAGTTAATATGATTTGCGTAGCAATCGGAAAACCCAGATTTATAGCTGGTATTCCGCAAATGTTGAATGTTTGTCCCACCCGCTATATGGTAAGTGGACCTTGTTCTCGAGAAGAGTATCTTAAGCTTTACGACAGAATATTGGCAAGCCAAGATGCGAACCAAGTCGTGAAACAAATTGAAATGTTAAGCGGAGGAAAAGACGTTGCTCTTTGTTGCTACGAAAAACCGGGTGATTTCTGCCATCGCCATATTTTGGCAAAATGGATCACAGAAAATACTGGTATTGAAATCACAGAATTTGGAGTTGTTGAGAAGAAAGAGCCCAATTATGAACAAGCGAGTTTGTTTTGAAAATAATGCCAACCATCAATAGCGTTTGATGGGATGCTGTCAGATTTGCCAAGCAAGCGGTGGTTTGACAGCATTGGTTTGGTTGAATGGCGAAGTGATTAACGCAACGGTCTGCAAAACCGTTATTCGTGGGTTTGAATCCCACTTCAACCTCAGAGATAAGAAATAACGACCAAAGTACAAGGAAGGGCAGTGAAAATTCTGATAAACGGTTTGCAGGCTGCCCATATTGCGGAAATAGCTCATCGGCAGAGCGTTGGCATTCCAGCCAAAGAGTGGGGTTCGATTCCCTGTTTCCGCTCAACCCTTATAGTAGCGATAAGCAAAAGCAAGAACATTAAAGCTTGTGCAGTTTACGGGGTGATAGAAATTGCTATCTGACACGACTGAAAGAAGCCGAAGAATTGCATAAGTGTTCTTGTAAGTAGCTTGAAGAATGATTGAATTTGTGTTTAAGCCTGTCGGGAATACGCTCGGCAAGCATTTAACGCAAAATGTATATGAAGTTATATACAACCCAAGAATATGTACGATAAAGGACTAATAAGAGCATGCGAAAACTCCGGTTGCGGTTGGAAATGTTGTTCGTTCGGATCGGACGGACATATTGTTATTCTACCCCATGAATTTGCTGGACACGAACAGGAAATATCCCATTTACAAATTATAGATAATGATTATTTTGGCGGTAAAAAGGTAAAATGTATCGCTAAAAACTGCAAATCATGTGATAACGGCTATAAACCTATCATGTGTCGTACCTATCCATTGTGGATAAAATCAGTGAAGAAAGGATTTGTTTTTCGTAGTGGTAAGTGCCCTTTGAAGAATGAACAACTAACTAAGCATAAAGAGTTTGTATTAGGTATTTTTGAAAATTACAGAAGAAAATTACTACCTCAAACAGATATTGATGTATTCCTATCTAAAGCATGGATAGACAGATATGATCCTTTGTTCCCCACTGATATAGGAAGCATTGAGTGTAAGATGGAAATCAAAACGCTGTCCATGTCTGACATTTCTGAAATTGAAGCAATGGAACAAACCATGCTCTCGAATCCTGAAACCTGCTTTGCATCAGAACCACAGGATATAACTAAATGTTTGCAATCCGGTTGCAGTTATGGCTTATTGCTAGACGGTTCTTTTGTAGCCTATTCGCTTGCTTATTTTACGGAATACGGTACGGCATACGTCGACAAATGTTTTGTCTGTTCTGGTTACAGAGGGCATGGATTCCAGTACCTCCTTCTCAATGCGAATATCGCAAAATTGGTTTCTAATGGTGCACAAGAGATATTTGCAATGACCTCTCCTAAAAATGAAGCAAGCATAAAAAGTTTCACCAATGTCGGGTTCTCATTCAAACGAGATACGAAATACAAAGGAGCTGAACGTATCATTTTAAAATGGGAGCTATGAAAGTAATCATATATACTGATAATGTTATAAAGAACATCAAGAAAGCGGAAACGCTTGTGAATGTCCCTGTCTCTCTCATGTTCAAAGACTTCTATGAGGATATTTGGAGACATATCCATTATAGGGTTGATAATGACATTTTCTCGCTTCACTTTGAAGATAGCGTGTGCTACTCTATTGGAAAAGCAATTCATAATCAGAAAGGGGCAGTAACTGTTACTGCGTATGAAGCAATGGATTGTGTAGTAAATAAGTGTATTAAAAAAATATATATTCCCATCAATGCTTTCGACAACAGAGAGGGAGTAAGCCTATTTGAAGCAAGACAGATTGCTAATACGGTTCGTAAATGCGATGATAATTCTCACGCTTATGGTATGATTACTTCCGGTTGCCTAAATGGAAACAGGCCGAATATGCAACGATTGTGTGAAATATGGTCTAAGCTGAATAGTTACATTGAATCTATCAGTTTAGGTGGTAGTTTTTGGTTAGGACAGAATGAAGATCTACCTAAATTCATAAGCGATGTGCGCATTGGAGAATATATGCTATTTGGCACAATCCCATATAACAGCGATGATGAAAAGTTAGGGTTAAATGGTATCGAGTTGCATACAGAAGTTATCGGCATTTACCCTGAGCGGAATCAAATACTACTTGATTGCGGTTATTCAATGGCTGATATGGGGGAATGTCGTTGCCTTGATAACCATTTGGACTTTTCTAACAGCTCAAGCGAATACACGATAATGAAAGTATACGGCGACAGTTCTGATTATTGTATCGGAGACATTGTTACATTCATTCCTAATTATAAATCCTTAGTTAAGTTGAGGTATGCAGAACATGAATATAGATAAGCCGTGGATTGATTACATTGCAAACCGCACGTTTGGCATGGAATTGGAGTTTGCCGATGGAGACAAACAACGCATTTCCCTTCCAGTCGGTTATAAATGGACGGACAACAAGCTAACCATGATGAATAACTCGGACGGTTCGGCTGTCACACACCACGGTCAATTTGGTGGCGAGATAAACACTCGTCCATACCATTATTGTGTGGAAGACTTACAGGAGTTGAAAGGCTTCATCAAAACAATGAAAGATGCAGGAAGTTACCTCATGTGGAATGAAGGCTTTGACGCACATCTGTATATCAAAGATATGGATTTGAATGTTATCAAGCGTATGTTTGTCCTTTCCTACTATACAGCATATCCAATCAAGCGGATATTCGATATAGCCGAGTGGTGGGAAACAAAATACCTCGTGCCAAGCCCTCCATATGATGTGGTAAAACGTGTGCTAGAAGCTGATAATATCGACAACCTACTAAAAGTATTCAACAATGGTTCAGACAGGGGACATATCAGGTATTGGCTCAATTTATGTTCCATTGCCAAGATTGGCACGGCAGAGTTCAGAATCTTCAACAGTTCATGGAACTTTGATAAAGTATTGGAGACAATCAAATTCATGTATTCATTTGTAGAGTATGCCTACCTGCATGAAAATATAGAAGAGTATAAGCAACTCTCCACAATTGATAAGTGTCTTGAGGTGTTTCATATTGACTATTCCAAAGTTCCCCAAAGACATAAACCGCTACTTTGGGCGGCAGAACACTCGGATAATGTTACGGTAGTAGGCTCTATGTTCAAGAAGTCAAACCGGATGCTTTCTTTCATCAAAAAAGAGGCTTCAAGATTTGATGTCGCCCATGTGGTAAACTCATACTACATGGATATAGAACAAGTGCTTACTAACCGTGAGATAAAGGTATATACGAAAGAGTATTTTATCTATCTTATGTATAAAGTTATTAAGGGAGAGATAAAAGAGCTACGTTTCAACGACGAGTATAGTTTCATGGATTTACAGTCGGACAATCCTTCCGAAATGGTAGCTGTTATTCATCTTTTCAATGCCATAAAAAAGCATAAGAACTCACAGGATATTTACCATAAGTCACTATATGATGACTTCGTGTCCCGTTTGGATTACTACAAGAAGAAATACACAGAACGTTATCAGAAACTCTTTGATAATCTGAAATCAAAGAACATTGAAGTTCTGTATTGTGCTGATATTTCGGATGCTATACTTAATTGCAATGAAAATGATATTTTGATTTATCAGAATGAGTTTCATTCCGGTATGAAAGCTACAAGCAATGCTTTACAACGCTTCCTGTTGAATGATTTCGGTTGGCAAGAAAGAATCCGTACAAAATATTCTGAGATAGATGAAGAGCAAGTGAATTACATGGCATTGTCGCAACATGGTTTCATGGGACGCAGAGAGGTATTCAAAGACCAGAGAACTTATATTTATTCCAATGTAAGTAGTACTGGTGATAGCAGTTTTAATAAACGTGCTATTACTCCATTAAAGTACAAACGTTTACCAGATGATTATTCCATTTCTGAAAATAGCAAATTTCGTTTTATGCGTGCTTCTATGTCAGAGATAGATTATCTACGTATGATATATTTGAAGAAAGGTATAGTATTAGGCTCGGCTCCATTCTGCTATTTATGGTTCTTAGATAATTACGTATTTGGAGCTTGTATGTTTGATTTCTTAAAAGTCAGCAAATACGGCATGGATGCAGTTTGGATGAAGTCAGATTTTGTGATAGACCATACCATACCAAAGCTAAGCAGATTACTTATTACAGGTGTGCTTTCAACTGAATTTAAAGAGGAATTGAATATAAGATACAAGCATGAATGTGGTATAATTGCCACTTCTGTGTTTACTGATAAGCCCGTAAGTATGAAGTATCGGGGAGTATTCAAGTTACATGAAAGATGCGTTGGTAAACTTCACTATATTCAAGATTCAGGTATTCGTGGAAATTTAGATGAGATTTTAAAAGCATTTGTACAGAAATATGGTAACGAACCTAGAAAGGAGTAATATGAAAAAATTTAAAATTGAGGAAGTTCAACTCTCTGACATTAAATTTGTCAAGAAGAATGCTCATTTTATGAGCAATGACACATTTAATGCACTTGTTAATAATATCCGTAGAGATGGGCAGCTTTCATCTGTTCCATTTTGTGTAAAGCATAATGATGGTACATATACAGTTGTCAGTGGTAATCATAGAACACAGGCAGCAAAGATGGCAGGGCTTACTTCTATTCACGTAATGTATATTGATGAGAATAACACTTCCAACGATTGGCTATTAGCGACACAACTCAGTCATAACAGTATTGTTGGTCAAGACGATGCGGAGGTATTAAAACAGCTACTTGATGAAATAACTGATGTTGCCTTAAAAGAATACGCACACATCAGTAACGAAGTATTGGAAAGTGTAAAGGATATTAATTACACAGTAGAAATGCCGAATAACGAAATTGTTCCTGTAACGCTGATGTTCATAGACACGCGGAAAGCATCATTCGACAAACTCATGGAAACGCTAGAGTGTTATTCGGAAAAAGAGTTGGGAAATCTTACTCTTGTAGATATGGAAACCATGCACCATTTAAATGAAATCAGTGCAAAAGTCCAAGCGAAATATAAAATCAAGGCTCAGGCATTAAGCATTTGTAAGATGTTGGAAATAGTAAATAACGTATTGGAGGTAAATAAAGATGGGACAGAAGTTTAGGATTCCTGTAAAGAAAAAGAAAGAGATTTTTCTGAATGCACTTGATGCAAGACTGCTTAACGTTACGAAAGCGTGTGAGGCAGCCGGAATATCTCGTTCCATTGCATACAAGTGGAAAGAGAAAGATGAAGAGTTTAGGAAGCAATGGGAAGAAGTAGAAGAAGCGTTTAAAGATAAATTAGAAACTGTTATGTTCTCAAAGGCTTTGACAAAACAAGAAAACACAATGCTCATTTGGCTTAGTAAGACCAAAATGCGAGAGAGAGGATATGTTGAGAGGCTGGAACAGGAGGTTACTGTCAATCCATTTGAGAAACTGATGCAAGAATTGCCTGATGATGAGGAATGAGCCATGTACGCAAGGACATACGCTACTTAAAGTCATGGATAGAAGACTGGAATAGGTTTTGCCGTGACGTTTTGAAGGTTCGTTTAGACAGCGAGCAGCAATCCATCATATCCTCTGTCCAATACAATCCTATGACAGCTGTTGCATCAGGTACAGCTCGTGGTAAGGACTTCGTTGCAGCATGTGCTGCTATGTGTTTTATGTACCTCACTCCACGTTGGAAAGATGGCAAATTATCCAAGAATACAAAAATTGCTATGACTGCGCCAACAGCAAGGCAGGTACAGAATATTATGATCCCGGAAATCTCACGCTTGTACAGAAATGCAGTTTTTCTTCCGGGAAGATTGTTGTCTTCGGGTATAAAGACTGATTATGAAGAATGGTTCCTGACGGGGTTTAAGGCTGGTGATGACAATACTGAAGCATGGTCTGGGTTCCACGCTGTGAATACAATGTTCGTCGTTACTGAAGCATCGGGTATTTCAGAAGCAACATATAATGCTATTGAAGGTAACTTACAGGGAAATTCCCGTTTACTCATCGTGTTTAATCCCAACATAACTACGGGTTATGCCGCACGAGCCATGAAATCCAATCGATTTGCGAAGTTCCGGTTAAACTCACTCAATGCAGAGAATGTAGTCAAAAGGAAATTAGTCATTCCCGGTCAAGTAGATTATGAATGGGTAAAAGATAAAGTGATAAATTGGTGTTCTCCCATTCAGAAGGCAGATTTTAATGAAGGAGAAGGTGATTTTAAGTGGGAAGATGGTCTATACCGACCTAATGACCTTTTTCGTGTCAAGGTACTTGGAATGTTTCCAAAAGTCTCCGAAGATGTACTTATTCCGTATGAATGGATAGAGATTGCAAATGATAATTGGAATCGATTACAAGAAGAAGGTTTTACACCGTCTAAATCATGTAAGATTGGTTCTGATGTTGCTGGTATGGGTCGAGATGAAAGTGTACTTTGCCCTCGATACGGAAACTATGTCCCTAAATTTGAAGTTCACCAATCTGCTGGAAAAGCGGATCACATGCATGTCGCAGGAATGCACATCATATATCTTTCTGACAAAAAATCCAAAGCGTACATCGATACAATAGGTGAAGGAGCTGGAGTATATTCTCGACTGGAAGAACTCGGATATAGGAATGTTTATTCTTGCAAGTATTCCGAGAGTGCAAAAGGCTTGCATGACCTTACCGGACAATATGAATTTGCCAATATGCGAGCTTACTGCTATTGGTCTTTACGTGATTGGCTTAACCCTAAGAACGGTTTTGGGGCGGCTATTCCCCCTTGTGACAAACTCATGGAGGAAGCAACCGAAACACACTGGAAGTTCCAAAGCGATGGACGGATTATAATTGAACCGAAAGAAGAAATCAAGAAACGTATCAAACGTTCGCCAGACTATATGGATGCACTAGCTAATACATTTTATCCATTTGACTATGATTTTATTAGTGACGAAGAATTACTAAAAGACTTTTTATGATCGCTATAAACCTCTATCTTTGTATCGAAGACTGTCTTATTATTTATTAATAATTGAAGTTTTCATTGCTCTTATGTACGCCGGCTTGTGAAAGTCGGCGTTTTTGATATTACAATATCCAAGTTACCAAAAGTTAAACTATTGATTATGAGCAAAATAAGGCTGTAAATATTTGGTTAACTCGCTGATAATGAGTATCTTTACAATACTAAAAAACAACCCAATTAAAACATAATAGCAATGAAAGCAACAGACCTTTTCAATTATAAAAAAGAAGATTTTGAGACAATAGAATCTTTTTCAAAGAGGGTATATGAAACAGCCAAAAGATACAGAAGTTCATTACACTTTACACCGCAAGAAAGCTACCATGTGTTAGTGATTCTCTCAAAGTATTACAAAGAAAGTGTATCTGACATTCTTTCTGCAATAAGAGACATTGAATTTAGATGTGCTTCAAAAAAATACAGAATACAATGGGTAAAGTGTTTAGCTGACCATTATTTAGTGATAGATAAAAGATAAGTTTAACCAGCAGGGGGAAATCCTTGCACAATATATAAGAGCAATGAAAAAGAAAGCAGTAGAATACAGCATAACAGCAAAAAAACAAGATTTTGAAGTTGTCAAAGTTTATTCTTCTATAGACTCTGCTAATTTCGCAAGAAAGTTCTATCATGAAGATATTCTTATTTACGAAAGTGCATTCATTATATTGATGAACAAAGCCTGCAATATAACCGGGTATGCTAAAATCTCTCAAGGAGGAATATGCAGCGCATTAGCTGACAAAAGATTGATTGCCAAATATGCTATTGATACCCTCTCTACTAATGTCATATTCGTTCATAATCACCCAAGCGGTAACAAAAACCCTAGTAATGAGGATATAAAAATGACTCACTCCCTTAAAAATCTATTAGATATATTTGATATAAAATTATTAGACAGTATTATTCTAACTGAAAATGATTATCTTTCAATGAACGATGAATGCCTTATATAGTATCTCAGCTGCAACCTCACACGCAATTTTCAGATTCACTGATGAAACAATCTTTGCCATTCTCAATAGAATAACTGGATAATAACGCAAATTCACTTCCACTTGCCTTTGGTTACTTGATGATAAATCTCTCATTCCCAGCCATCTTGTTTTTGTCTTGCTTTGTCTTATTCTTTATTAACCTCTTTTCTTAAAAAAAATAAAACTCGATCAATATTTTATTGAAAAGTGTATGAAATTCATATACTTTACTGTATATTTGCAAAAAGCGTATTAAGATGTACGCCACCCGACTTGTCGTAAACACCTGTTTGTCCGTTTAGGCGGAGGCACATCTGAAAGAAGATGCGAATAGTCTGCTGGCTACATTGCTACGCAGACTATTTTTTTGTTTAAACCTAAATGAAATGAACAGACAACAGCAAGTTTTCGTAAGGTTGAAACTTAAAGCGAAGGCGTTAGGGTTCAACGCAAAGGAATTGAAGGGTATCGCCGCCAAGATTGCCGATAACCTGAAATCCGCAGAAGATGCCTCAGAAGAGGATGTAAACGCAGAAATCGACGAGCAGATAGAAGCGGTTCTCCCTTACCTCACTTTCGGCCAGTCGCAAGCCAACCGTTTGCTTGACGAATGGAAGAAAAAACACCCCGAATCAGAAGAAGAAGATGATGATGACGACGTTGACGATGACACGTCAAAAGGCGGCTCTCGTCCAGCTGGTTCAAACAAGAAAAATCCCAACAACAAAGGAAATGAACAAGACGAAGAACCCGCATGGTTTAAGTCTTTCAGAGAGCAACAGGAAGCCCGTTTTGCAGCATTGGAAGGTGAAAAAGTTTCTAACTTGCGTAAAGCAAAACTTGAAGCCCTGCTGAAAGACACTGGAACATTCGGTTCAAGTACCTTGAAAAGCTTCTCTAAGATGAACTTTGAAAGTGATGACGATTTCGAGGAGTTCTATTCAGATGTTGAGGAAGACCTGAAGAATTACAATCAAGAGCGTGCAGATGCAGGTTTGGCAACATTGGCAACCCCTCCTGCTGCCGGAAGTAAAGGTTCGGGTAAACAAGACGAAGTATTAACCGACAAAGAAGTTGAAGATTTAGTCAACACTTTCTAAGTCAAAAAAGAAATTGTAACAATGGGTGCAACAGCAAATTTATCAAGCGAAATGGAAGTTCTCAATGCCGGAATGGATTCTGTCGTAATCCGGCATTATGTAGCTGGCATTATCGGAGGTCGTACTCTTGACGTATCAAATTATAACCTTCCGGTTATTAAAGCCGGGCACGTTGTTATTCGTGATCCGTCAACAGACACGTACAAACCTATGCCCGTAAAATCATCTGGTGATGGATACGACTCACTTCCCAGTTCTCATGAATATGTAGGAGTAGTTGTATGTACAAAACCAACTAGTGAACCATTGGTTGGTATTATGTATAGTGGCGAAGTCAATGATTTGGCGAGTCCATACCCCATAGACGACATAAAAGCGGCTATGAAAACGGCATTGCCAACTCTTGTATTCTTACACGATTAATGTAGAAAGGAGGTAAAAAATGAAAGAATCACTATTTATTGAATACATCAGAAAGATTTTCCCGAAACTTCAAACCATCATCGAGAGAATCAATGGTAAGCGAGGCAATCAGCTTACATATCTTCACAAGACAATGCTTCGCAAAGAATATTCCGCAGACCAAAAGTGGGAAAGTGCATCAGTTAACACAACTTATGTTGCGGCCGACATGGTAGCAATGGACTCACCTCTCCCTCCTAAGATGAGAGACTCCATTGCTCACGCAAATGGTACATTGCCAAAGGTCGGAATGAAAAAAATTCTTCGTGAGACTCAGATCAACACAATCAACATCATGAAAGCTCAAGGAGCTGCGTTCACTAATATAGCTAACAAGCTAACCAACGATGCGGTAGCTTGCTCTGTTGGTATCGATGAAAAGAACGAAGCAAACTTTTTAACTGCTTTATCTGATGGAGTTGTAATCGTTGAAGATGAAAACAATACAGGAACTGGATTGCGCATAAATTTCAACTATTTACCGCAAAATAGCTTTGGTGTAGAAACAGCTGGAACTATTTCTTCTGATGACATAAAGCGTGTTATTGCAAAAGCTGACGCAGATGGTAACTCAATTACAACGATAGCAATCTCGTTATCGACTTACAATAAAATGAGACAAGAACAATGGGCAAAAGAATTGGTTGCCAACTATCGAGGTCAGACATTCGACAGCAACACTAAGTTACCTGTTCCTACTGCTACATTGTTTGACGAAGCATTTGCCGATGACAACAACGGAATTACATTCTTAAAGATTGACCGTACAGTCATTTCTGAGAAAAATGGTAAACGCATTCCGTACAAACCGTGGAATGCGAACAAACTAATATTCCTTACTACACAAGAAGTTGGCGCATTGGTTTGGGGCACACTTGCAGAAGTTACTAATCCCGTAGCAGGAGTAATTTATTCCACGGTAGATGAATACAAACTTATCAGCAAGTATTCTAAAAATGATCCTTTGCAGGAATTTACAAGTGGTCAAGCATTAGTTCTCCCTGTTATTGAAAACGTAGACCAAATCTACTCTCTTGACATCTCAGAGGCTCAAACGATTGACACTACCGAAGAGGGAAAAGATTCTACCGATAAGAACATCACCATTTGGGGACAAGCTTACATAAAAGCAAACTTCGTCGCAGAGTTCAATAAAATAACCGGTAAAAACTTATCGACGACTATTCCAGACGATAAGTTAATTGCTGCTGTAAACAAATTGAATGATGCCGATGAAGCTAAGCTCAAAAAAGCTGTTGAATCATATAAAACAACAAATGGAGATAGTTAAGCCATGAAGACAATTCAGCAAGCTCTTATAGACGAAATACATTACCCTATTCCAGAAGGTTTTGTAGAGAATGTGATGATAAAACGCAAACTCAATCCAGTTGGTGATTGCGATTCAGATACAATGAACTCAAAGGAGTATATGGGAGCTTTGGCTGATTGTCTTTGGTCTTTAGTTCAGGCTATCAATTTTTCTGAAGCAGACAAGTCTTTCGGTTCTTTATCAGATAAAGACAAAGAACGTATTCTGTTACGTGTTAACTCAATCTATAATGCCATTGGTGAACCTTCGGTAGAGTTGGAGGCAAAGCCAATGGTATATATAGGTGACTGCCTTTTGTAATATGTCAGTAATAAGACTATATCCACACAGATTGCAGTACCTCGTATCAAAAGATGGTTACGAGGATAGCAATGGTGATTATCATGAAGGAGAAACTAACTGGGAAGGCTGTATTGAATGCGACGCAGTTCCTGCTGGTAAAGCCTCTGAAAAAGAGTTTGACGATGGTATTGTAAGAAGCTATTCATATACAGTTTATCTACGTGCAAATTGTCGAACATTCATGATCGGTGACAGGATTAAGATACATCTGCTTGAAGGAATTGAAAGGGAGTTTAGTGTGAAAGGTTTCCATCGCTACCAGAAACAATGTAAACTATGGGTATAAGAATGACCACCAAGCTAAGCGAAGTGCATGACATGCTCATGAGAGAAGCAGAGCGTGTCGAGCGTCTTACTATTCGTGCTTTATCCAAACTTGGCGAACAATGCGTTACAAAAATTCGTGATAGAGCAGGTGATAAAAGTTGGTACGACCAAACAGGCAACTTGCGTAGTTCGGTTGGATATGTGATTGCTCATAATAAGAACATCATTCAATACTCAACTTTCAACCAAGTGAATCAAGGTTCAGAAGGTGTAAAAACAGGTAAAGACTTAGCGAAAGAACTTGCTAAAAGATATTCTAATAACTATGTACTTATCGTAGTCGCCGGAATGAACTATGCTGAATTTGTAGAAGCGATGGATAATAAAGACGTACTTGCATCAACCGAACTTTGGGCAAGAGAACAAGTTCCATTGATGCTTGAAAAACTTAAAAGACAGATTGCGAAATAATGAAATCCGATATTGAAATAGCTAAGTTCGTTTATCACAAAATTAAAGGTACAGAACTCGAACGTAATGTCTCCGGTAAATTGAGTGACAGAGGAAGGCCCAACAAATCTGATAAAGAAGATATAGTCATATCTGTTCTTGCAAATGAAGGTTGCGGGCAAATACAACGAGCCTATGTGAATGTCAATATATATGTCAAAGACTTATGGGACTCTGAAACCAAAACATGGGAAAAAGATTCAATCCGAATTCGTGAATTATGCGAACTATCGAAGTTTTTATTCTCTATACGAAAAGACGAATATCATACGGTTCCATCACAATGCAGTCAAAAAACTGATTCAACAGGAGTTTCATTTGAAGACGGACATACAGAGCATTTCATTAATAACAAACTGTACATAGAGATAAATAACGAATAAATTTTTAATATAAATTAGGTATATCATGGCAGTAATAGGATGGGGTAAGCCCCGTGTATTTATAAAAGATTTGGATGCTTCTGCTCCTAAATGGGAGGAATTACCTACCCCTGTGGAAGATTCTACACAGTTGACAACAACAAAAGGAGATAAACAAGAAGCAAAAATCGAAGGAGGCGAAAATGAGGATGTAAAGTATGGAAAGAATACCTATGCTTTGGCATTGAACATTCGTGCCGCAAAAGGACGTAAGCGTCCTGTAAGTGATATCGATGGTGTTGTTGCACACAATTATGCTGTTGTTGTTCAACCGGAAGACCCAGAAGTTCAAGGTTTCTGCATGGAGAAAACGACAGTTTCCGTTGAAGACACTTTTACTTCTGCTGACGGTGGTGTTTGGGCATACACTTTTGATGCGTTGAAAGCAGCCGCCGATAAAAAACAAATTCAGTGGGGTAAAATCATCGTGACGGAATCCGGTGGAAACATCAGTAAAATTGAATGCGATCCTGAAGATGAGTCTGGAGACGGTGATAAATTCGAAGTAGCTCCTAATCCAAGTGTTGGTGGATAATTCAATAGGTTGTAGATAGAGCCAAACGTGGGGGCTTCGTACCCACGTGTTCTGCGTATCTAGTGTAACGGTAGCACATATACACTCCATGTATAAAGTTGTGGTTCGACCCCACAGTTGCGCTCAATATAATTTATTTTGCATGGACAAAGAAGGGAAAATAATAGAAATGGATATTGCAGATACTATCATGGAAAGACCTTATGAGTTCCATATAGGAGAAATGCAATTCTACTTATACCCTGCCACATTGGGTAAAATATACCTTTTATCACGTCTTACCGAAAATTTAGAAATAAATAAAGACTTCCTTTCTATAAATCCATATATGGAAGCATTACGATTATGCGATTCCAAAAGAGATATTATATGCAAAATATTGTCTTACCATACATTCGATAAAAAGGAAGAATTATTCAATAGCCACCTAATAAATGAAAGACGAAAGCTATTTGAAGACAACCTATCGAATGAAGAACTTGCTCAACTATTCATAATAGTGTTATCAAAGGATAACATTGACCAGTTTATTCAACACTTTAAGATTGATATTGAGAAAAAAGAACAAGAAAAAATATCAAGAATCAAGAAAAAGAAGTGTAACACTATAACCTTTGGAGGTAAAAGTATTTATGGAACTTTGATAGATATAGCCTGCGAACGCTATGGCTGGACTATTGACTATGTTGTATGGGGTATTAGTTATGCCAACCTGCATATGTTACTTAATGATTACATAACATCTATATACCTTACAGACGACGAGATAAAGAAATATCATATATCTACGGACCGAACATTTATAAACGGGGACGATCCTAAAAATATGGATAAAATAAAAGGCATGAAGTGGGACTAAAACTCAATGAATTTACCTCGGTCGTATTCACTATAAGAAAAACATATATTATGTAAAAGTGCGTTATTATCCTCGTCAACATTAATTACTTTATATCCATAAAAATAAAACATAGGCCATGTAAAGCCGTCAGGTTTATAAAGTATTACAGCCAAATATACCCCTGTTTTTATATCCTCAAAAATATTTATTCCAGAAAACGTGTCAGATGTATATGCGGGAGTCAACTCATTACCCAACTTATCTCTTAAAACTTGAGAATCGCCGTACTCCATTGTAGACATATAGCTGTCATCAAAGTCTCTTGCTGTTTCATATTCATATAAGCGAACCAAAGAAGGAGATGCAATTTTATTATCACATTTTACATTAATCATTACTGATAATATCTCAGGATCATTATCTGAGCAAGATGTAATGGATAAAGCACAAACTATGATTAGCAAAAACTTTCTCATAATTCTAAAATTTGTATTAGTTACGTTTGTCATTTTTCTAATTCATTTTTCTTTGCAAGCCAATAATTCGCCTCTTTCAATGCCAAATCAAGACCCTCTTTAAGACCATCGGCATAATTAAAAATATCATCGATAGTCTCAATGTCAATCCATTCATTCGTCTTGTAGTTATCCTTTGGCAAGCATATTTTTTTACTCCGTTTCCCTATATAAATGCGGCAAATCCACCACCATGTACTACCATCTATGTTCACGGAAAAATAAGTCTTGTAGTCGTTATATTGAATACGAGATACATCTACATACTGCCTCAATATACTACGCACGATGTTATAGGCATCTATCTCCTCTTGTGTAGTAACTATACCTTTTTCTCGGTCTTGAAATACTACACCATCGGGAAGTTTTTCTTCATTCATTTCGTTCGGCTGTTGATTTTCATTCTCAACCTCCTGTGGTATCTGTTTTTCCTCCTTATTCTCATTCTTCATAGCCACATTTAAACGGTCGGATATAATATCGTTAATCACCAAAGCAATGGATTTCTTAACAATAGGTCTATATTGATCCACAAGTTTTGCCGTATATTTCCCATCATTAAGATTACGGACAAAATAACGTGTAAATTCATCGTCCGGCATTTGGAAATTACGATTAAGCATTTCTTTTACTTGTATCGTGATTTGTAACTCTTGTGCCGTGCTCAATATATCTTGCTCATTATAATAAGACTTATGAAACTTTTTTAGTTGCTCAATATCGTTGTCCGATAAATCGAGCATATTCACCACAAGGAACGGCTTTTCGTCCATTATGTTCACCTTTTCTAAATCTGTATAAAAGCGATATTCTATTCCATTCGTCAAGACCCCAAACCTAGCCTTTGAAGCGACAAAATATCTTTGTAATTGAGTGTCATGTAAATTCAAGTTTTGTTTACAATGCTTGCATTCTATAAGTAGTATAGGATTTTCGTCCTTCATTATGGCATAGTCTATTTTTTCGCCTTTCCTCTTAACTAAGTCACAATCCATTTCCGGTACAACCTCAAAGGGATTGAATACATCATATCCCAATGCTGCTATCACAGGCATTACAAAAGAGTTTTTTGTCGCTTCTTCCGTTGCTATGCTATCCTTCTGTTTAGCAATTTTCTCTACAATCTGTTGAATTGTATCTTTGAAATCCATATCTTATGCTGTTTAGATTGTTTCGTCAAAAGTATAATACAACAATCATTTATTAAAATATTTATACTCACACATTAGTTAAACTTTATTAACTCTATTCTATTTTATCAAAAGTATATGAATTTCATACACTTTTGTATATTTGCAAATGATGTGATGTTACATCTACCCCTTTTAATCGAAAAGACTCATGGCCGGACTTCATTTTGATATAACAGGCGACAATTCTAATTTTCTTCGTAAACTACGAGAAGTAGAAACCGGAGTAACCAATACTTCTAAGGAAATAGAAAAAAATGGATTGGGCATAGAAGATATGTTCAACAAAATGACGAAAGCAGCTGCAGCTTTTGGGGCTGGCTTTACAGCAAAAGAACTTATCCAAAATATTATACAAGTAAGAGGTGAATTTCAACAATTAGAGGTCGCCTTTACCACTATGCTTGGAAGTAGTGAAAAGGCAAACGTCCTTATGGCTCAGCTCACAGAAACAGCCGCCAAAACTCCATTCGATCTACAAGGTGTTGCCAATGGAGCTCGTCAATTACTGGCTTACGGTACTTCTGCTGAAGATGTTAACGAGACTCTTATACGATTAGGGAACATTGCAGCCGGACTTTCACAACCTTTGGGAGACTTAGTATATCTCTATGGTACAACTATGACACAAGGTCGACTTTATACACAGGACCTAAACCAATTCACTGGACGAGGTATTCCAATGATAAAAGAACTTGCCAAAGAATTTGGAGTAGCTGAAAGTGAAATCAAAGGAATGGTAGAAGCTGGTATGATAGGGTTTCCAGAGGTTCAGAAAGTCATACAGAACCTTACCAACGAGGGTGGTATGTTCTTTAACTTAATGCAAGAACAAAGCAAAACCATTACCGGACAGATTTCTAACATAGGAGATAGTTTCTCGATGATGTTGAACGAGATCGGCAAAGCGAATGAAGGTATTATCAATGATGCATTATCCAGCGTCTCTTATTTGATAGAAAACTATGAAAAAGTAGGAAAAATACTAATTGAATTGGTCGGTACATACGGAGCATACAGAACTGCGCTTATGGCTATTACTGCATTACATAACCTTCAAGCTGCTGGTATTACTGCATTGACAGCTAAAGAGGCAATACATTATAGTTGGCTGGTGCTTACACAAAAAGCTCAATCCCTACTCAACAAGACTTTACTTGCCAACCCATATGTCGCAGTAGCAGCGGGAGTAACAGCACTAGGTTTAGGTATTTATAAATTAGTCACTTATCAAACAGAAGCAGAAAAGGCACAGGAAAGGCTGAACGATGAATTTGGTAAAACCGAAGTGGCTGCATTAAATGAAATGTCCACATTAAGGGAACTTAATAGGCAACTTACGGAGGCTAAAAAATGGTCTGACGAATGGTATGCTATAAAAGAAAAAATAGTAAATGGCTATTCAAAGTATCTTTCTGGCATTGATGAAGAAATTGATAAAACAGGGTCTCTTGCTGGACAATATGAAAAATTAGAAAAAGCCATACGTAAATCTATGGCCGCACAAAATTATACCAATTTTGCCAAACAAGAAGAAGATATATACAATAGCGTCAGAGAAAAAAACTTAACAAAAGTATATGATGCATTTACAAAAAAATATGGAGATGAGTCTGGATTAAAAGTCTACCGAAATTGGTTAAACTGGCTGGATAGCGGTCGAGATATACCGACAGAAATTCAAAGGATTTTTAATGATGTATCTACTGGATGGGGAGAAAGTGCAAATACACTTCTATTTGAAATAAGGCGACAAGCTGAAATAAGAAATAAAAATTTAGAAGAATACAGAAACAAATATTTCATTCCCGAACCCTCATTTGATTCACCTACTGAAAATATTTTTACAACAGAAGGTAAATCCATCTCCCAACTTGAAGAAGAAATCAAGAAGGCTGAAACCTCACTTGCATCATTAAAAAAGGCCCTTGCAGACGGCAGCGGAACAAAAGAAGCAGTGGATCAACAAGAGGCTTATATCAAGTCGCTTCAAAACACTATACTTGAACGTGAGAAAGATTTGAGAGTAATCAATGAAGTCAAAACACAAATCTCAAAATTAGAGAAAGAGCAGGGAGAAACTGTAAGCGGAAGCAAGGAATACAATGCGTTACAATCACGAATTGACGCACTCCGTGCAAAGCTGCCTAAAACCAAATCTGATAAAGCGGCTGAAGATAAGCAAGCAAAAGAGCAAAAAGAGGCCGAGCAGAAACTTGTTGATGAACTTCTTGAGCTTCGTAAAAAAAATCAAGAGAAAGAAATCTCCCTCTGGGAAGAAGGTAAAGATAAGAAATTGAAGCAAATTAACTACTATTATGAAGAACAGAAAAAAGAAATTAAAAAGAAAGAGAAAGAGCTGGCCGAGTTAAACAAAGTAGCTAAGATTGAACCCTCCAAGCTTAATGAGAATGGACTAACAACTGAACAACAGGAAAATATTGATACCGCAAATAGGTTAAATGAAAAGAATAAGAATAAACAGACCAAAGAAATTCTCGATGATGAAATTAACGCAATGAACGATTATCTTGCCGCTTACGGGAACTATTATGAAAAGCGTAATGCTATTATTGAGCAAGGCGAATCTCGTAAGGTAGGCAAAAACGAATGGGAACAGAAGTCTATTGACGAAGAAACAAAAAGGGCACTATCTGATTTGGATATAGAGGCGAATAAATCTACGTCTGCCATAAGTAAATTGTTTGACGATATGCGTCAACACACAGTTGCAGATATGCGTCTCATTGCTAATGAAGCTGAACGAGCATTCCAATTCTTGCAATCAGGCGAATGGGACGAAAACAAAGGTCTTGAATTTGGTATGACAAAAGAGACCTTCGACACATTGCGTAAATCTCCCGAAGAATTAGAACGAATTAGAAAAGGTATAGATAATGCCCGTAATTCCGCAGATCAATCTGAAACGGGGTTTAACAAACTATCTAATGGTCTTAAAAAAGTATTCGATGCCGGTTCAAACACAAAAAAATTGCAAGATGGACTTGAAGAAATAAGAAGTGGATTGAGTGAGATATTAAGTGTAGCCCAATTCCTTTCCGACACATTTTCAAATCTCGGAGAGGCTTTCGGATCTGATACACTGTCAGGCATTGCCGAAGGTATCAATGTGGCTATGGACGGCCTCAATTCAGCCATGCAAGGAGCAGAGGCAGGTGCTATATTTGGGCCGATAGGTTCTGCTGCTGGTGCTGCCATCGGTCTTGTCTCCTCTCTTGCTTCCTCTATCGCAAAAATCCACGACGCAAAAAATGAAAAACGGATTCAGAAATTACAAGATCAGGTAGATACACTTGACCGTTCGTATGAAAAGTTAGGCAAGTCCATTGAAACTGCTTACGGAAAGAGTGCTTCCAGCTTGATTGAAGACCAAAATAAATTGCTAGAACAACAAAAAGTACTTATTCAAAATCAAATTAAAGAAGAACAAGATAAAAAGAATACAGATAGCGACAGAATAAAAGAATGGGAAAATCAAATTGACGAAATAAACAATCTCATTTCTGATAACAAAGAAAAAGCTATCGATGTCATATTTGGGGAAGACCTAAAAAGTGCTATTGACAACTTTGCAGAGGCTTATGCAGATGCATGGGCTTCTGGCGAGAATAGGGCTAAATCTGCAAAAGATGTTGTAAAGCAGATGATGCAACAAATGGTAACAGAGAGCATTAAGGCAGCAATTAAATCCTCAAATAAGATGGAGGAAATACGCACTAAGTTGCAACAATTTTATGCCGACAACGTGCTTTCTCAATGGGAACAAGATTACATCAACAACATGGCTGAACAGCTTCAACAAGAAATAGATGCTCAATTCGGTTGGGCTGATAGTCTCATGGGAGAAAGTTCTACCACCGAACAAAAGTCGACAGCCGAAGGTTTTGAAACCATGTCACAAGATACAGCAACGGAATTAAACGGCCGGTTTACAGCGTTGCAGCTTTCTGGTGAAGAAATCAAAAATCAAATGATTTCAGCCGTAATCTCTCTAAATTCTCTTTTATCTGTATCAACTAATAGCAATTCTATACTAAATAACATTCTTAATCAACATGTGATTACGAATAGCTACTTAGAAGACATTGCAAAATATACGAAATTATTAATTGATATAAAATCCGATATAGCACAAGTCAATAGGAATACTAAAGATTTATAGATATGAATACAGTAAAAGAAATAATGATGGCTGCTTTACAAAAAGGAGCTTGTAATAAGTCTTATGGTGTTAGTGACTGGAAAACTCTAGTATGGTTGTTCTTTACACCACAAGGCATAGAGTTTTGTGAGAAGAACAACTTCCCTCCTATTGAAACGTTCCGTGAGATGAGTAATGATATTGCTAATTATTGCGTGTTTGTCGACACTAAAAATGTAAAAAGAAGTAATGATACCAATATTGCTTTAATAGGCAATACCAATGCGGAACTAGTATTTGACGATAATACTAGAGTTCACAAAGTTATACTCATGCATGGAGCCAGAGCTATAATAGTTGCCCGTAATTACGCAGTTATTAGACTTATAAACATACGAAATTGTCCTGTAGAAATCAATAAAGACAAAACTTCAGTTATACTTAAATAAAATGGCATCGGGAGAGTTTTACATAAATGGGAAAGACTGCTATACAACTTGGGGTATAAGTATGGATACATCATCTCTTTCCTCCTTAATGACACCGTCACCTTTAAAAGAGTTCATCGAAAACAAGTCTCGATTAGAACATGGCAAACGAGTCCTGTCCTCTAATCCTAAAATCGATGAACGAAATATCACTTTAACTTTTAACCTGACGGCAAAAACGGAAGAAGAATTCTTTTCAAGATACAACAACTTTTGTGAAGAATTGGCAACAGGCATAATAAATATAAAAACAAAGTATCAACCAAATATTACTTACAAAACAATCTATATTTCATGCAATCAATTTACGCAATTCATGAGAGGAATAGCACGATTTTCTCTAAAACTTGTCGAATATAATCCAGCAGATAGAAATTCATAAAAAAGTACATGTTTTTCATGCACTTTTATTATCTTTGACTGAAATCGTATGAAGATATACGAAACCATCATGATAGACATTAAAAACATACAAGGAGAGACTATTTTATCAGTTCCTATAACAGAAGAATGTGTTCATGTAGAGGAATTGATGAAATCCGATTATGTAGAATTGTCGTGGAACTCGGACCAAAATGAAGAGATTCCGGTAGGGGCTTATATCATACTCGATGGTGAGAAATATTCTCTTTTGGATCCATATAATCCAGAACAAAAGAACGAGGTCGAATTTCAATACAAACCACAATTTCATTCGAAATTTATATCATGGGGTAAAGTGCCTTTTTTCATGTATTCTTACGATGAGAATAACGAGATAACGAATCGGGAGCCGGATTGGTCTCTTACCGATAACCCGGCCAATTTCATGAGTGTTATTTGTAAGGCTATCGAGAACGAAACCGGGGATACATGGACTTACGCCGTCGATTCTTCTCTTAACGCTTCCACTTCTTTGTCTTTCCAATCAATTGACATATTGTCTGCCTTGAACAGTATAGCCTCTGCGTTTGAGACAGAATGGTGGGTTGAGAAAGATTCCATGATTATTCATCTGTCGAAATCCGAACATGGAGCTGTTGTTTCTCTCGAAGTTGGTGAAAACATCAATACACCTTCGGTTACGGAGGGAAAAGATGGGTATTATACCCGATTTTACGCATTCGGGTCAACTCGAAATATCGTACAGGAATACAAAGGTGCTAATGTCAACAATTTGGTCAACAAACGGCTGACTCTTGACCCTAAAAAATATCCGAACGGATATAAAGATATAAGGCCAAACCTTCAACAGGGAGAGATATTTAGCAAAATCCTCCAGTTCGATGATATATACCCTTCATCGGAACTCTCCATATCAGATGTCAGATTCCGTCTTATGTGGCGTATAGACTCGGAAACGAATGATAAAATACAGATAGGCACAGATGAAAACGGAGACCCTATATACGACCAATATGCGATATGGTATTTTCAAATACCGGAATTTAACTTCGAAAATTCCACTTATGACGAAGAAAAAAATCCGAATGGTATGCTTATACCCAATAAAGTACCTTCGGTACATTTCCAATCGGGGGCTTTGCAAGGTATGGAATTTGAGCTTATATACCATGATGAGAGTAAAACAATAACAAGTGATGATGGTATAAGCTTCGAAGTCAAAAAAGGAGATTTCGAGATTAAATATAAAGAGGAAGAAGGTAACTATATTATCCCTGCTATTACGGGACTTATACCGTCGGAAAATGACGATATTATCCTATTCAACGTCAAAATGCCGGAAGAATATACAGATTCGGCGTACATACGTCTAGAAACGGCTATGAACGAAGAAATAGAACGGCTTTCTTCCGACCAAAACAATTACCAGTTTTCATCTAATCCTGTGGTGTTCAATGAAAACAATCCTGATTTATCCATAGGAAGAAAAGTCGAATACATAAACACAGGATATTCATATGTTACTCGTGTTATAAGCCTTACAACCAAACTCGACTATCCTTGCGAACAGACTATTACCATCGGGAACAACCTAATAAAAGGGAATACGCAAGAACTGAAAGAAGAGGTTGCATCTGCTAATAAGAATATCGACTTGATTTCTGCCATCAATGATATGACGGCTTCCCTGCAACAATCGTATCAACGGACTGTAAAACAAATGCAGGAAGGATTTGCCCGTATTAACGATATGTGGAAATTCGACACAGAGTTGGAAAATACGATATACTCGAAATTTAATGTGTATTCACAGGGTGGAATATCCGCTCTTGGTGTATGGCGTGGAGAAGGGGGTGGCGGTGGCGGAGGAGGGCTCATCAAGCTCGTTCATGGGTTCGACGATCTGGGCGGCGCATTCGACAACGCCACCCTTACCGATACCTTCAACGCCTACACCATCAACGAGATTTGGAAACTCGCCAACGCCGGCGCATCTACGATAGGTACAGGCAATGTGGTGACGGCGGTCAGCAAGACAGCCCTCGGTATCGTTGTCACCAAAGGCATCACCCTGTACGATTGGGTGCAGCAGCCGAACAAGCCAACTTATTCGCTCTCGGAGATAAACAACGTGAGCGGCACATATACGGGGCTGACAGTTGGGCGTGCGGTCGAATCGGACAATGCGAAAAAGTTGAACGGACTTGACAACGGGGCTTTCCTGTATAAAAGGGGCGGCATGTATGAGACAGCCACCGGAAACGGGTGGTTGATTCGCACGAAAGTCGAGGAGGCCGAGGCGGCTATGTTGACGTTGCATTTGATCGGAAATGGATATTATAGCCGACGAATTATCAATACGATCGTACAGGCGTACAATTATGCCCCGAACGATGTCGAGTTTACGGCTACGGCCGGTACGCATTTCGGTGACGATTTGGGTGACGTGAAGGTGTTCTTGTACGGGGGACACGTGTGCTTTTGGGTTTCGGCCAAGACCGATTACCAGACCTGCTCCATATTCGTCTATAACACATACGGGGCATTGAACGGGACTTGCGAGAACTGTGTGGAAAGCATATCGTTGTCTCCCATGCCGGCAGTCGGCGTGAGCAAGCTGACCGTGGTGACCCCGTCTGTCGCCTTGACGGATAACGATTCCATCGCCGCCGACAGGCTTAAAAATATCCGGACGATTTGGGGAAATCCGTTTGACGGATCGAACGATGTGTCCGGAAGTCTGTCGGGAGTCCGGGATATAACGATGGAGGGAGACATCGATGGAGCGAATATAATCAGGGCTACGAGTATAAACCTTTCGACCGGGAGTAAGTCTGTCTCCATCTCCGCCGGAAGGATTGTGGCGACGAATAACATAAGGTCAAAGGAGAGTGTCACATCGGACGGTAACATCACGGCCGGAGGGGATATATCGTCGCAAGGCAATATCTCGGCACAAGGCTCGGTCACCGCTCTAACAACTTCGGACGAGCGTTTGAAGCGAGATTTCGACTATACCCGAAGTTATACCGACAGGCTCTTGGCGATGGGCAGGGTATGCGATTTCCGATACACCGAAAAAGCACGGAAGCGTAACAAGGGCGGTGTGGACGGGGAAGCCCATACGGGACTGCTGTACCAAAAGGTGAAAGAGGTATTGCCATCGATGGCCTACGAAACAGAGGACGGTTACGGGGCTCTGAACTACCTGTCGCCCGACTATATCAACACCATCGCCGGTGCAACGCAGGAGACCGCCCGTCTGGTTAAAGCCCTTAAAAAAGAGGTGGAACGATTGAAAAAGGAATTGTCCGAATTAAAAGGGAAAGGAGGAAAGTGAGCGTATGGCCATCGATAAAAACAAGATAGCAGCCCCGGTAGCGATAACCGACCCCTATAACCTGCTGGGAATATACCCGGCAAACGGGGTATGGGACGTGGCCGACATTGTTGCCCTCGAACGCCCCCTGTTGCAGGGTGGCCGTCCGGGACGTATCAACAAATGGAGCCGTCATAAACCCGTGCGCTATCCGCAGGCTGCGCCGCTATCCGACAACTATCCCCAACAGGCCGGCGGGGTCACGACATATATCGACCAGTGGGAAGGGAGCGACACCGACAAAAATCAGGGCATACGCTATGGGCTGAAAGCCACGATACCGCACGGAACGAATATCGTCGCTATCCATGACACCTCCTTCGACTATGTGGCCTATCCCCACCCGGGTACGGATTTTTGTCGCCTGAGCGATTTCGACGGCTACGACCATAACGCAAAACCCAATCTTACCGGAAGCAAAATTGATGAAATCAGTGCGGACGTGCCGTATCTTTTTGTCGACATCAACTATTACGACACTTCGGTGAATCCCACCGGTGTACCCGTCGAATCGTGGCTGTCGCTGGCCTCCGACAAGAGTATCGGCGATTATTACCCGGCTATTTTGGTAACCGATGGAAATGGAAGCAGTTTTGCTCGATTGCTGACAAATACCTCGACAAATACCGTAACCACCTTGCGGGTGGGCAATGTGTGGTACTCTGCTTTCAAGGTAAAATTTTTCAGTGACGGTACTACTCCGCCGATACTTCCTGTCGGACAGAGCGACACATTTCCGGGGGAGGATTCGGTAGGGGCGAACTTGAAGGTGACGTTGTTCCTTATCGATAAGAAGTCGTTCGAATACTGGACAGGGGTCGACAAACAGATCACCGTGGCGGATTATTTCCCCATACCCACATCGATAGCCATGACAGCCGAGATAAACAGCACATATACCCCGATTAAAATCGTGGATTTCACTTTCCTTTCGAGTTACTTTCAGGTGCGTATCAGTTTTCCGAACGGAAATCCTCCGGTGGGTGAGAAATACACCTTCCGCATTTCGGGATCCGGATTCCTCGCAATCTATGATTACGAATACAAGGGAACTGGGATTCTCATTTTGAATATCCCTTTGGGAACGACACATCCGGACCTTCCACCGGGAACCCATACCTATTACTTAACCTGTTCCGTGTATGGGGTCTCCTCGTCGGGAGAGGCCGGCGTCCAACTCGACTCCCTATCCAAAAACGTGACATTCGACATTCCCGACAGCGGGATTATCAGTTAACCATAAATACAAAACATTATGATTGAGTTAGTAAAAATCAGCGAGAACATCAGCCGTCAATTCGACGGACAGGAAACGGTAGATAACCTGCAAGCGGTCAATTACCGAATTGTGGAGAATGGAGTGGAAAAAGGCCATGTCACTGTCGGGCAAGGCAGTTTTAACATGAATGTCTATTCCATGACCTCCACGGTTGAGGAAACGAAAGCTCTGGTGGAAAAAATGTTCAACACATTATCCGATGGCAGCGATGAGTGACAAAGAGCCCGTAGTGAAATACTCGTGGGAGGATATTAAGTTTACCATTGGCTTTGAGGACAGAAACAAGCAGCCCATCGATGCCGAGACGAAGAAGTTTAAGTTCATCTACAAGGACGAGGCCGGTTGTTGTTGCGAAGTGAGCTACGACGGAAAGACACGAAAAAACTGTGTGTTCCGTGACGGAGTGCTGTACGGCATATTCAATTCCGGGACTTTCCGCTATGGATTGCTCACGGTCGAGAGGCACTACTGGATAGAGGATGCCGATTTCGATGACGGCAAATGGGACTATGGCGATGTTTACAAAACCAATATAATCATCAAGTGATATGGCAGATAGTGATTGCATAATCGTTCATGAGCAGGTGGTAGTGCCCGATGCCGCCGTGGTGGAGGAAATGGTTGCCCTGCCCGGTGAAAAAGGAGATAAGGGAGACCCTTTTACCTACGACGATTTTACGCCGGAGCAAATCGCCGATCTTCAACGCCCTGCGACAGAGGCGGCGGAAGTCGCCAATCAAGCTGCTGAAAAGGCGAACAAGGCGGCCACGGATATAGAGGCTCTCGGTGTCACGTTGACGGCAGAAGAAGCAAAACGGGAATCTGCTGAAAGCAGCCGTGCCTCGGCAGAGAGTGAGAGAGCCGAAGCGGAAGTTCTAAGAGAGACGAGTTTTTCCCAAATGCAAACTACGCTCGAAGGGCTTATTACTGATACCCGCACAGCCACATCGAACGCCAACACAGCGGCGGGAAATGCGGAGAATGCCGCAACGGCAGCGAACAATTCGGCAACTCTCGCTAATGCGGCAGCTGATAAAGCAAACCAAGCGGCGGAGAGTATCGCATACAAAGAGAATGGTTTTTACATTTCCCATGCTTTTCTTGAAGCCACAGATTTAAGGTATATAGGATTCAAAGAGATAAAAAACGACAAAACTTGTTACCTGCTTACGATGGGCAGGTGCTTGAAGTTTTCTTTGGACACTTACGAGGTGTTTTGGGACGTCAAATTGGAGGATTATGGAGTGTCTTGGCATAACGCAGCCGAGCAATTGAGGGTAATTGATGATACCGTATATATCATATGTACGAAATACAATGACCGAAACTCAGGTATTTGGCTTGTAAAACTGAACGAGGAAGACGGCACATTCATTTCAGAGGAGCTGATACCTATTCCTGTTCGGTATGTATACTCTACATTCAAGAACAAAGAAGTCTTAATTACAAAGGACTATATATACGGGGTTGATAGTGTCAATAAACAGATACTCCGATGTTCGGTGGAAGACAAGGCGGTAGAAATTGTCGATTCCATAGACCCCGCCGTAGGCATCTATACTGTATTTGGAAATAGATGGATAACCCTGCCAGATGGCGGTGTGAAGTATGCCCTTGTTTGGATTTCTACCAAAAACCATATCAAGATTGTAGACGAAGATAATAATCTGTACTCGATAGAGCTGGCCTTCTCAAATAATCAACAGATTACAACACCACAGAATGTATTTATACACAATATAAATTTCAAAACACTATATATTAACTTTATTAAAAATCCGTATAGACATTCAGTTCATTTGACGGACGGAGGAGATAACTCCTACTATGCCGAGAATATCGGTACAAGAAATACATATCAAAATTTCCCATACACCACCGAATTTTACGGAAATAGTATGACAACACCAGATACCATTGTAAGTACGAATATTTTGAGTACGACAAACGAAGGGTTTTATAGACCTATTACCAACAAGGACTATATTTTCGTACCGAATTATGAAGATGTGGTACTTGCTGCCAACCTTTCTACTTCAAGAACCGGCGTAAGGCGTCAGATTGAAATAATCAATCCTATTTAATTGAATAATTATGTATATAGATATTAAAAACGAGAAGATTATAGGCATATACGCCGACAATGAGAGAGAAGGGTTGATAGATGTCGGTATTATCCCATCTCCCGAAGAGATACCCGGAAAAATACCCGTGATGTATTACCGGAACGGGGCGATAGTCTATGAGTATGAACCTATCCCAGAGATACCAATAGAAGAGGAACAGCCTATTCCCGAGATGACATATGAAGAGCAAGTAGTAGCAAAGATTCGGGAAAGATACAGCGTAGACGATGAACTGGCCATACTGCGACAGCGGGACACGAAGCCCGATGAGTTCGAGGCTTATAACGCCTATGCTGAATCCTGCAAAGGAGAAGCTAGATTGTTAATCGAAAAACAGAAACATTGATATGGGAGGGATAAACGAGGCTACGGAGGTAGCCAGAGGGATAAGCGAACAGGGGTTCTTGGTGATGACCGCAGCATTCTTCTTGGTGTTGTCGGCCATGATGATGGTGGCCTGCTTCAAGTGGTTCAAATCGATTATCACCAAGAGTATGGAGGATTACGGCGAATCCCTGAAAGAGCTTATCGAAAAGACGAACGACCAGAATAACATGCTGTCCGACATATCGGAAGGTCTGAGACCGGAAACGCAGCTTCGGATAAAGAACATGACGAGTGAATTTTTCAACCTTTCCGCCAGACGGGTTTTGGAAATTATCGAACAAGTTAGGAAGGAAAACCATATATCCGACAGGAATAGGACGCATGAAAAAATTATCGGAAATCTCACGAACCAGTACGAGGACAGGAACAGCCGTTTCGACTACTTTACCTATCGGGGTAAACGTCTTTCATGTTATACCAATCCTGAATGGATAGACTGGGTGGCAGAGGTTGTCGAGAACGAGATATATGCCCATACGGTGAACGATGACAGGGCTAAAACCAATGTATTTTCTGTCTATGACCGTATCAAGCTCGATTTTTATCACCGATTAAATAACGAATAATATGAAGAAAATTTTGGAGAGAATCAAAGGGTTGTTATTGTCTATTCCCCACGACAAGCTGCTGCATTTTATCGCAGGAGGTGTCATCGCCTCTTTCTTCGCCATCGTAATAGGTGCGACGGCGGAATATTGTGTGCTGTTCTCTGCCATAGCGGGCTGTATCAAGGAGGCTGTCGACGAGTGGAGGAAGCCGGGGGCTTGGTCGTATGCCGACCTGCTGGCGACCATACTAGGAGGGCTGGTGATTCAAATCGAGGTTTGGATTGCCTGACGAAAAAAATGAATTTTTATAACCCGGCGACGGGAAAGCGTTCTTTGACTTCTTGGAATCACCGTTTTAATGTTAAATATTGGGCAAAAAAGAAATTTTATTTGCAAAAAGAAATTTTTATCATTATGTTTGCAGCAACATAATTATGCCTTTGGCCTACGTTTGTCCCTTCTTAATAACGGATAAGCTTTACCAAAGGCCATTTTTTTTAATTTAGGATAATGGTAAATCATAGAGGAACATCTTACACAGAAACACCGATAAGAGTAGCTATTTTAATTGATGGTGGATATTTCATAAAACGATATAACATACTTTATAATAAATCCGGTAAAAAAGAACCAGAAACAATAGCTAACGATTTATATACGATTTCACATTCACATGTAGGAAAGAATAACTATCTATATAGAATATTTTATTATGATTGTATTCCTTTCAACAAAAAAATCCATAATCCAATATCAAAAAAATGTATTGACTTCTCTAAAACAGAAGAGTCCATACGCCGTAATGCATTGATAAATGAATTAAAGAAAAAACGGAAGGTTGCATTGAGACTTGGATATATAAAGGATTGCAAACAATGGAAATTGTTTGACAATGTAATGAAATCCTTGTTAAGAAAAGAAATATCAATAGAAGAAATTAAAGAAACCGATGTTTATTACGAATTAAAGCAAAAAGGTATAGACATGAAAATCGGCGTTGATATTGCTTCTCTTTCATTAAAAAGATTTGTCGATAAGATAGTCCTTATATCTGGGGATTCTGATTTTGTACCAGCAGCAAAGCTAGCAAGGCGCGAAGGAATTGATTTTGTTCTTGATCCTATGCACTCAGAACATATAGAACCGAACTTATATGAGCATATAGATGGATTGAAAAGTATACCTATGTATTATCAAAAAGAAAAAGGAAATAAAAAGACCCTTCCTGAAAACAGAGATTAATAGTTACATACATTCGTTACAAGCGGTGATTCTAAAAAAGTCACCGCTTTTTTTGTTGCCAAAATGAAGAAAGACATGAATAAGAATGTACAGGATTTTGTCATCGAAACGATTCAATCGATAGCCTCGAAAATACCGGGAATAAGGATCAGGTATGCCTACGACATACAGACCAACTTCCATATCGTGGAGGTCTCTCCTGAAAGCATAAGAAGAGGCAGTGAAGAATACATGGAAATGGAGTATAATTTATGTAATGAATTTCAAGAAAAATTTCCGGAAGAGGATTTGCTCGTATCTGATCCGGACAAAATTAACAACATGGAAAACTTAATCTTCGAGATATGAAATACTTCACGATGAAAGAACTCACAAAGAGCTCAACGGCCGATAAACTGGGTATAGACAATACCCCGACGACCGAAGCGTCGGCCCAGTTGTCGAACCTTGTCACCCATGTTTTAGACCCTTTGCGGGAGATGTACGGAAAGGCGATAACCGTCAATTCGGGCTACCGTTGTCCCAAACTCAATGCCGCCGTGGGTGGTGCGAAAAACAGCCAGCACATGAGGGGCGAGGCGGCGGATATAACGGTAGGGAGCAAGACGGAGAATAAGAAACTGTTCGAGCTTATACGGGATAACCTTCCCTTCGACCAGCTTTTGAATGAGAGCGATTACAGTTGGGTGCACGTGTCTTATGTGTCGAAATCGAAGAACCGGAAACAAATACTGAGCTTATGAGACATGTACCTCTTTTCATCATTACTATTTTGCTAATGTCCGCAATATGGTCTTGCCGTTCGGTGAAGTATGTGCCTATTCCTTCGAAATCAGATATAAAAGATTCTGTAAATATAATCGATTCTCTGATTCTACGCTATGAAACAAGAACGATAGATTCGATATTTATCAAGGATTCAACTGTCATTGTACAGGATAATGAGGGGAATGTAATCAAGGAAAAGTACTATCGTGAAACGGAGCGATATAGAAGCCTTGAAAGAGATTTTAACGAGCTTAAACGGAAATATGAAGAATTGAAAAAGGAGAAGATGGACAGCATACAAGTACCCTACCCCGTCGAGGTAGTAAAGTACAAGACTCCCCGATGGTGCTGGTGGACACTCGGTGGCACCCTCTTGCTGCTTGTCCCTTACATCGTGAAATGGATGACAAAATTGAAAGGACTGGGTTTCTTGATATAATTTGATTTACGACTCCTTCCGGGGCTTCGGAGTATAAAGAGGAAAGCCTCAATCTCTTGCTGCTCTTCCAAAACGAACAAGAGACAACATCACTGGGAATGTTACGAGGCTTTCACAGCCTTTAAACAGGAACGTGATGTTTTTTATTGTGTCAACAATCTATAATTTAACAAATATTTAAAAATGCAAGAGATATGAAAACCAATGAAATCTTTGAACACGTCTTGCAAATCGTTTGCGAGGAATGTGAGCTGTGTTACGGCGAATTGATCAACGGTGCGAACAAAAATGCGGTAGACGCACGTTGCCTGCTCATCTGTGCGTTGGTATCGCTCGGCTTCTCCGAGGAGAACACCGCCGCTTATCTTTCCATGACCCGACAGGGAGTGAACAAATTGAAAAACAGCCTGAAACAGCGGTGTTCGGGAAGTTTTATTCTGACAACGACAAATCAACGGGTCAGCAACAGGATAGCCACCGAAATCCGAGGATAGCAACGGCAATAGCCATACGTTTGTATGCGGCCGATATTGGCCGTAACCATCAATTATATCTATATGGAAAGAACGTATGTTTTCAATCAAGATCCCAATGGTGGCGGAAGCAAGTTCGACATCATGGCTTTATTGCCCAACCTGATGGGTGGTAAAGGGGTCGATCCCGGACTCTTGGCCCTTCTCAATCAGGGAAGGAACAATCAGGACGCTTGGGGCGGAGGCATGTGGTGGATTTGGATTATCCTGCTGTGGTTCTGCTGGGGCGGTAACGGATTCGGAGGTTTTGGCAACCGGGGCGGGCTTCCTGCCGAGTTGAACGGCGATGTCGGACGTGAATACCTGATGTCTGCCATTCAAGGGAACGGTAATGCCATCAACCAACTCGCTTCGTCCTTGAACTGCTCTACCCAACAGTTACAATCAGCCTTGTGCAACATTCAGGGCTTGATTCAAGGTGTCGGCAACCAAGTGGGCATGTCCGCACAACAGATCATCAACAGCATTCAATCGAGTAATTGTACGCTGGCGACTCAAATCGCAGATTGCTGCTGCAAGACGCAAAACGCAATCGAGAGACAGGGATATGAAACCCGTATCGCCACCTCGGAACAAACCCACTCCCTCGTGGACAGCGGCAATGAGAACACTCGTGCCATTTTGGCGAAGCTGGATTCTATCCAAACTCAGGCTTTACAGGACAAGATCACCGCTTTGACGGCAGAGAAGGCTACTTTGGCGGCTGAAATCTCCCAACGGAACCAGAATGCGACCATTCTCAATGCGGTAGGGCAACAGATTGCTCCCCTAGCTGCCGGTTTGCAGGCTCTCCAAAGCGATGTGGACGGCATCAAGTGTAAATTGCCCAATACCGTTCCCGTGGTATATCCGAACATTCAGGCTGTAAACACGGACTTGTGCCGGGCTGCCGCTTATGGTGCTTATGCGGGCGATGTCGCATACGGACGCAGCGGTTACGGATGCGGTTGCAACAACTACTGGGGTTAATTCCAGTAAGAAAGGAGGTATATATGTGGCCTAACTTTTTTACAGGGTTTCCCTTTCCGTTCCCGACGCTGGGCAGGGCGAATTTCAACACGCTGCCCACGGTGGCGGTGACGGTCGGCACGGAGAACGTTACTTTGGAACTTCCAAACCATGCGTTCCGTAACAGGGACTATGTGGGAGGATTCTATATCAATCTCCGTCAGGCGATACCCGCCGGAACGACCGCAACGCTTCCCATTCTCATCGGGACGAACGGGGACACGAGACCTCTGCTGGCTTACAACAACGAGCCGGTGACGGTAGAGAATATCGCCGGTACGGGGATCTATGAAATCCATTACAACAAGTACACCAACGAAGTGTACCTTGTCAACGGTGGGTACAGACCTACTACGGCGACGGCGGCAACCAACATCGCTGCCAAAAGCAAATAATTAACACGGGGCTGCCTTTTATCGGGCAGTCCCATTAAATCAAAAAAACTATGTTTCAGAATCTTCGAGCAAACAACCAGTTATTTATCCTTCATAAGGACGAAAATCCCTTAGTGGATATAGGCTCCGTCGTCAGCGTTTCGGCTGCGAAGCCCAAATACCCCATGCCGACACCTATCGGTCAGATACCCCAGATGGAAATGGTGGTGGACGTGGTGGTCTGCGTGAACGGGCAGAACACGACGTTCCAGAACTTGCCGGCAGGGGCGGACATCGCTGACTTCGGGCAAAACGGCAACATCGTCATATCTTGTTCCAGAGAGGCCATGAACTCGGAAGTGTCGGCTATCCGGCAAAAGAGCTTGGACGAACTGAACCGGCGTAATTACCACGAGAACGTGATTGCCGGGTGCGACAAGATATTGACAGTTTTGAATCCCGAATTTGCGGAGAAGCAAAGGCAGGAGCAGGAGATTGCCACCCTCAAAGGGCAGATGTCCGAAATGAGCAGAAGCATGGCCGACCTAATGGCCATGAACAAAAAACTGATGGAACAGCTCGGTGTTGCTGAAACTAAAAACAAAAAGTAATATGGGAATGTGGTCAATATTAGAAGAAGGCCGTGGATATGAAGGATTCAATGAACGCGGCGGTAGAGAGCTCGAAATGGCCTACAAGGAAGGTTGCGAGCACGGCTACAAGAAAGGCTATGAAGCTGCCATGCGGGAAATGCAGGGCGGCGATATGGGCTTCCGTGGCAATAATGGCGGGAGGTACCGCGGGGGGGGGGATT